AATAAAGGTTGGAAAAAGACGCCTGTACTTTGGGTATCCGCTGAAAGATCATTCTTAGCGAAGAACAACAAAGATTTACAAGACTTAGATGCCACTTTAACATACCCCATAATTTCAGTAGAGAGAGCTGGGATGCAAAAAAGCCTCACGAGAAAAGGCTCTTATCACGGGTTGTCTGGGGATATACTAGAAAATCATCGTTTTGGACGCATAACATTGGCGAGAAAAATAGTAAAAGATAAAACAAACAATTACAGTGTTGCTGACAATAGAAAGTTATATGATACTGTTCGTAAACAACCAAGGCGACAGAGTTACTATCCAAAAAAAGAAAACAATAAAGTTGTGTATGAAACAACAAGCATGCCAATGCCAATTTATGTTGATATGACTTACACAGTATCTATTACAGCTGAATATATACAACAAATGAATCAGCTTTTATCACCTTTTATAACTCTTGGTGGATCAATAAGCAGTTTTATAATAACAAAGGATGATCATAGATTTGAAGCATTTTTAAAAGAAGACCTGTCTCAAGACAATAATGTATCCAATATGGGCACTGATGAGAGAACATATGTAACTGATTTGAGTTTTGAAGTATTAGGATATATTATTGGCGAAAGTCCAAATGGCGATAGGCCAAAATTGATTAAAAGAGAGAGCGCTGTAGAAATTAAAATAGGAAGAGAGCATACAATTCTTGGCGATATTCCTGATTATGGCGATGGCAAGTCCAAATATAGAACCTAATAAGGTTTTTACACAAATCAAATACTAATTAGTAGAGAAACTAACATTATAAATCTGTTTCTAATAAGGAGAATACACCCATGGCAGCAAAAGATTTTAAGTTCATCTCCCCCGGAATATTTATCAACGAAGTTGATAATTCACAACTACCCGCAACACCAGCAGGCGTTGGACCAGTTGTTATAGGGCGAGCCGAACGTGGACCGGGTCTTATCCCAACACAAGTTAACTCATTTTCAGAGTTCGTACAGATATTTGGACCGCCAAGTCCAGGCCATAATGGTGGTGATATGTCTAGGTATGGTACCACTTCGGGCCCGACTTATGGTGCATATGCTGCTCAAGCATGGTTAAGAAATAATTCTCCTATAACCTTTGTTAGATTGGTTGGAAAGAAAAACTCTGCTGCCGATAGTACCGGCCCCCAATCTCTTGCTGGCTGGACAACAACCCAAAAAGATCCGGATATTGGCACTAGCCAAGGCGGCGCCTATGGTTTATTCGTTATGCAATCCGGTAGTGCCACGTGTCAAACTGGAACTTTGGCAGCAATATGGTATGTAAACTCAGGCTCGGTTGCTCTTTCTGGAACTTCTTATAGTGCATCTTCGACAACGGGTGAACTCGCTGCCGCCACCGGCACTGGTGTGAAACTTAAGGCCTCAAGTGTATATTTTGGCGCCACCGCACCCCGAGAATTTAAAGCTCTAGTGACTTCGCTCGGCTCAACCGTTATTAATGCAAAATTTAATTTTGATTCTACTTCGGAAAATTTTATTAGAAAAGTGTTTGACACCAATCCACCATTAACTAATACTACCATAACAGCTACTGGAAGTGGTTATTGGCTAGGCGAAACGTTTGAAGATGAAGTTAATAATGTTTTAAGCTCCACTGGTGCTGGCACTCAATACGGTGTTGTTCTACCCTTATATTCTGATGGTCTTACCTTACCCGGCAGTGACTTTAGAAGAGATTTTAGCGATCCTAGAACCGGGTGGTTTATTGCTCAAGATTTAACAAACAACACGGGCTCATTCGACGGCACCAGCCAGCAAAAACTTTTCCGTATTGTAGCAAAAAATACTGGTCGATGGGCTTCAAGAAACTTGAAGATTTCGATTCAAGATCTTCGCGCGTCGACAGATCCAGCCAATGCGTATGGTACGTTTACTGTTGCTGTGCGTTCAATGACGGATACTGATAATCGTCCCAAGGTGTTAGAACAGTTTAATAATTGTAACTTAAATCCTGCTTCTGAGAATTATGTTGCTAGAAAAATTGGAGATAAATATTTAACGTGGGATGACACTCAGCGTAGATATACGGCTTTTGGGAACTATAACAGCAATTCTGATTACATCTACATAGATATGGATACGCAGGTTGATGAACGCTTAACAAATGCAGAACTTTTACCATTTGGCGTCATCGGGCCACCAAGATTTAAATCTTTTAGGGATACAGCTGTGCCGGCGTCAGTCACCTCTATGGTAACAGGGGGTTTTGATTATTTCGCCGGAACTCAATTTGGTGGCGCCCACGGCGGCGACCCCTATAGATTGGTATCCGGAAGTACCAATCCTTCTCAAGTTTCATTTGAGTTTCCAAAACTACGATTAAGAGCGTCTGCCTCTGAAGGCAACCCAACTGATCCTAGAGATGTTTGGTTTGGCGTTGATACAACTTTTAATCGCGCAGGCCGCGCCTCTGAAACTATTGGCGACTATACAGGTCCAAAGCCACTCGGAATTAAACAGTTTGTGTCGGATAGTTCTGTTTACACGGAAGACTCGTGGGTATTCACTTTGGACGATATGATGAACACTGATCATGTAACAGCTAATAAAAATGAGTTAACTGGTACCAATGTTTATGTTTCTGGATCAAGGCAACTTCTTCCATCCACTAGGGTTGCTCGATATCCGAAGCTTGCATATGTTAACACCGGAAGTTACAAGTATGTTCTAGAAAATGGTGCTGACAAATTCACCACTGTCTTACATGGCGGTTTTGATGGTTTAGACGTTACAGAATCTGAACCATTTAGAAATACTATTTGGACCAGTGATTTGACGAATCCAACAGAAAGAACTAGCTATACTTTTAATTCTGTAAAAGTGGCGATTGATTCTTTAAGAGATCCAGAAAATGTTGAGTTTGATCTTGCGGCAATGCCTGGTATTACAAACAATACATTAAATAGAAATCTTATTGATATGTGCGAGAATCGCGGTGATGCATTGGCTATTATCGATCTTAAAGGAGGCTTTGTACCACAAACTGAAAATACAACAGCGATTTCAGGACGGCTGGGCTCTGTAAAAAGCACAATCGATAACAAAAAAAATAACTTGCAAATCAACTCAAGCTTTGGTTGCGCATATTATCCATGGGTTCAAATCCAAGATATTATCAACGGCGCGCTACTTTGGGCACCTCCGTCAGTTGCCGCACTCGGCGCAATGTCTTATGGACAACGAACACAAGAACTTTGGTTTGCTCCTGCCGGCTTTACAAGAGGTGGGTTGTCAGCGAATAATGCCGCTGGCCTCCCAGTTGTCGGCGTTCGTCAGCGATTAGTTTCGAAAGAACGCGATAAACTTTATGAAGCAAACATTAACCCGATTGCTCAATTCCCAGCGGAAGGTATTGTAATCTTTGGTCAAAAGACCCTACAAGTTACTCCATCTGCTCTTGACAGGATTAATGTTAGAAGACTGATGATCTTTGTCAAACGACAGATTTCTAGAATTTCAGCAACATTGCTGTTCGATCAAAATGTTCAGAGCACTTGGAATCGTTTCTTAGGCCGAGCAGAGCCATTCCTCGCCTCCGTTCAGGCTGGATTGGGATTGACTGACTATCGCATCATTTTGGATGAGACAACTACGACTCCAGATTTGATCGATAGAAACATTATGTATGCTAAGATTTTCCTTAAGCCTGCGCGAGCGATTGAGTTCATTGCGATTGATTTTGTGATTACAGATTCTGGCGCTTCATTCGAGGATTAATAAAACGATAGACTATTTATAAGTGAGACATAAGGAGATATAATAAATGGGATGGTGGAATGACGTTAATGTAGAGCCTAAAAGAGCTTTTAGGTTTTTGATGACTTTAGGGAGTGAAGCTTCCAGAAGCATCTCCAGTTATTTTATAAAAACAGTTAAAAAGCCAAACTTTACTATGGACGGCGCCCAAGAAGTTAAATATATTGGACACACTTTTAAATATCCTGGTCGAATGAAATGGGAAGATGTCACTGTTACCATTATTGATCCAGCAAGTCCAGATGCTAGCGCCGCCTTGATGAATATACTACAAGCTTCTGGCTATAATAGTCCGCGCGCGGCAAACTTGAACGCACAGGTCTCCATATCAAAAGCCTCAGCTCAAGCGGCACTTGGCGGCGTAAAGATATCGCAGATTAATGCCGCGGGGCACCAGATAGATTCTTGGAGTCTTGTTAATCCTTTTCTAATAGGAGTGGACTTTGGGGAACTTAGTTATGACACTGATGATATTGTTAATTATACATTAACAATATCATACGATCATGCAACATTCGCGACCAACGGCAGCGTCGGGCCCACGGTGCATCCCAACGTCAAAACCCAGTAATTGATGGGATAAAATATGGCATTTTGGAGCGATATCAACATAGAACCCAAAAGAGATTGGCGCTTCAAAGGCGTCATCGAGAACTCCGGCGGGGGGCTCGAAGGCGTCATCCAACCAGAGACAGTTCTTTCATTTTCCCCTCCAAAATTTGATGCTCAGCTTTCAGAAGAATTTAACTACTTTGGCGGTGTTAAAAGAACTATTATTCCTAATCGGTACGAATGGGGCCCT